AAAAAGTCTGTACTACCTTTAACTGGTTCACCCCATTTGTTCATTATACACCAAAATCTGTAATGCTCACGCAGATTACGTGCAGTCATACCATTGGTTAATTCATCAACGTATGCGGCAACTTCATATCTTTGTTTTCTTTTTTGTCTAAACATATATAACTTTTTTATTTTTTATTTTTTGCAACTATATCTGCGAACTTCACTATTTTAGCAAATTCTGGATTATTTTGCAACTTCTTTATTGAGTTTGAAACTTCTTTATCAACATTTTTCATCATGTCTTTTGCTTGATCATTTGATGTTGACTGTGTTCCTTGAGTGCCTTGTGTAGATTTAGGCTCAACAGTTGTATTTCCTTTTATATTTCCTGCTGATGCTGTGTTTTTTGATACTGTTTTGCTTGTATATCCTTGTTTAAATGCTTGAGAAACATTTACTTCATCGATTAATTGCTGTGTAATATCATCTAATTGATCAAAGCCAGATTGTAATATTTCTTTTGCACTTTCTGGATCTTGTTCATCAACTGCTTTGGCTAAGTTCATATAATCTTTAAGACCTAGTGGCTCTGTTAGCGATTTAACCACACTAGTAGGCATGTGTACTAGTTTACTAACTTGATTAGTAAATGCTTTTGGATCATCCATAGTGTTTAGTATATCGTCTTTTAAGCTCATAATATTATTTATATTTGTAGTTTACTTTTCACAGTTGAATACACAACAAGATGTTGGGTTTGTTGATAAAGATTTTTTAAGATCATTTGTATACCATTTATTACTTAATATTTTTTCAAGATCGTGATTATTAATGTCGTTCCAATCTTTTCCATAATCGTTATCTAACTTGTGTAAATATTTTCCAGTTTTCATCCATTTTTTATTTCGATCTGGCCTTAGATAATATTGGTGATAATCATGATGAAAATAACAGCAAGGCCAAACTTTTCCATCATAGCCTACAAACAGTGCTGATTCTTCTAACCATTCACATGTTATTTTTTTTGTAAATTCTTTTTTACTGTGTACTTTTGCTGTAGTGTTAAATTTTTCAATCACATGTTTTTTGGTATAATTAATAGAATTTTTATCTTGTGCATCAAGTTCTTCAAATAGTTTACCAGCATTTTTAGTTTGTTCTTCAATCTTTTCATAAGTTGGCCAAAACCTATCTGGGGCTCTAGTGTTTTTATCAAATTTAATATCTACCTTAAGTTTCTTTGCTTCTTGTCTAGCTAGATCAATTTCATTTTGATTGTGAGGAAATACTATGTATTTCCATATTCCCCAGCCGCCGGCATCTGTGTATGCTTTTATATTTTCTCGTATCTTATCAAAATTAGAATTTACTCTATATAGATGATTTGTTTCTTTGTGTCCGTCAACACTAAAGTTTACTTTTAGTCCATACTTGGAGTTTTTACTTAATTCACCAAATTGTTGCCACCATTCAACTGACCTTAAACTTGCATTGGTATCTACAATAACTCTTTTTGATTTTGACTTTAAACAATGTTCTACAATTTCAAAAAAATCTTTGTGCATTAATGGATCTCCGTACACTCCACAAAATGATATAACTTTATTTTTTATAATATCTGGTGTAAATTGATTAACAAAAACTTCATATGGAATAGAAGAAAGTGTTAAACGAGGATTAGTGGCACCTTGCCACGTTCTTGTACATCCAGGACACACAAGATTACAATGAGATGTCAGTTCAATTTCAATTTTCTTGTATCTGTCAATTTGTCTCATGACGAATTATTTATTTTATCTTCTTCTTAGTGCTTTGTTCATTTGTGCTACACGTCTTGATGCTGGATTAAAACGTTTTGTACGCAGAGCTTTCCTTGTAATTCTAGCACCCATACGTGCTCTTGTTTTTTTAAGTGTAAATCTTTTTTTGATATCTAGTGGTGCAGAGCATACACTTGGATTTGTAACAATTCTACCTTTTTTTCTGCCAAAAGTGCAACGATATTTTTTAACCACTTTATTACCTTTGCGGCCAAAAATTAATCTTGATTCTGGTAAACCAACGTTGTTGTCAATTTCAGCAATAATCATTTTATCCTGCCCTGTATACAATCGTAAACAATGTAGTCAATAGTGTAATGAATAGTGTACCCATTGACCAAATAATAATTCTTTCAATCTTAGTAAACTGTTTATCTGAATGTTCTTCCATCTTGTCCATACGTATATGAACACGATCAAATCTTTTTTGTATTTCTTCATGTCTTTCATGTGATACAACCACATGAGTTTCTAAACTTTGCGTTTCTAGTGTTGCTAAATCTTTTGGTATTCTCTGTGGTTTGTTATCCATTTTATAGTGTCTCCGATTGTGTAAATTCTAAGTTTGCTGTGCCTGTTGTTGCAATAGTTCCGCCATTAAGCACAACACCGTCCATTGATGCTGTTAATTTTCCTAATGGATCATTACCATCAGCAAATACATCTGGATGCTCTACAGCAAATTTAAACACCCAACCTGCACCTGTCAATGTTGGTGCTCCATTGGCATTCAAATCAGAAACATTCACAGGATCATTTGAAATAATCACTTGTGAAAACATTGCAATCATCTGTACTAGTGAATCAAAATCTTTTTGTGTAGCATCTTGATAATTGCCAGTTTGTGTAACATCAATTGTAGTGTACATGATATAAAACTGTAAGTTACTGCTGATAAACTCACCGCCTCTTGCCGCTCCGTTAATTCTAACTGCCATTATTTTTTCTTCCTTAAATCTATGTTTTTTCTTGTGTCTGCATAAGAAGGACCTTTGCCTCTACCAAGTTTGTAACCAATGTATGCACCTGCTAAAGCGGCACCCACTGCCATTGCTTTTGATGGTTTAACTTTTTCTCCATCAACATAATCTCTTTCACGTGACAGTTTTTGCAGTGTTGTCATCAATGATGATTTAGGAGCATTTGCTCTAAAGTAATTGTATAAACTTGAAACCAGTGTTCGTTTTTCTCTTGTTTTTAAATTTTCCCAATCACCTGCCAAACGTTTCATTGATCTTAATTTGCTGTCATTCACAAACAACATTGACTGCAACTGCATCAGCATTCTTTTTTCTGCATCTGTATTTGCACCAGATGAACCAATATGATTTAAAAATCCTTTGATTTGTGTCATATTAGGACGCATTCTTTTTAATAATATTTCGCTGTTTTTTTCATCTTCAAATTTTGTAATTGATCCTTTGCCAAACAAGGCGTGTAACATTGCATATAAATCTGTACCGTTTGATCTAAAATAATCAAAGTTGCCATAACTTGCTGTCCTGTTAGCATAAGTGCTGGCTACATTTGAATATTTGAATTCTCTGTTTAATACTTGAAGTGCAATCATATGTGCAAAGGCATTATCAGCCATATCACGTGCTGAATAGTTTGATAGTCCATGACGAGATCTAAACATTCTTGCTTCAGTCATTAAATCATTTACAAAATCTAATTCCATTGTTTCACTTTTCATAAAATTCTTCCTACTAAAATCTAATCTATCAACAACTTTTACAGCATTACCAATATGATCAACAGCAACAAATCCTTCTGGATCTCTTACTTTTAGTTCTCCGTCTACTTCTTCAAAACTATCAATTGCTTTAATGTTTGATAATTTCTTATATAATATGTCTTTTATAGCACCTAATTTAAGCCACAGTGCATAAAAGTTCATCATATTACTCTTATTAGTATTTAAGTAATTTACTCCAATTTCAAGGGCATTTAAACGGCGCTGTCCTGCAGGACCTTCACGTCCTGTTTTTAACGATGCTATTTTTTCTTCTGCTCTGCGATTGTAATCAGCAAGAAACTGATTAAAAAACTGTTCCGGGTCTTGTTGTATTGCATTTTGCTTAATATTAGTATTCATTGCGGCCGCAATGTTTACTTTTAAATCTTTACCAGCTTCTGTGCCATCTAAAAATTCAAAAGCATTTCCACTTGCATTTAAGTGTTTTTCTGCATCAGCAATAGCATTTTCAACTGCTGTTGATTCTTGTGCTGTCATTGTTGCCATACCAGAAAAATCTTTTATATATGCATCATCAAACCAAACATCAGGTGTTTCATTTAGATCTGATAAATCAACTTTAAATGATGCTGACATACTATCTAAACTTTTACCTTCGTATGACGTATGAAATACAATACCAACTTTTGCGTTTTGTATTTTTTTACCTAATTCCGAGTCAGTTGGAACTGCGTATGTGATTGTGTTTGGTTTAAATGTTACGTATGATTTGTTTTCAAAGCCTCTTGTTTTTAAATCACCTTGTGTAAACATTAGGTCGCCTTGCAACACACCTTGTATATTTAATTTTGATAAATTTTGTAATGCTGTGTTTAGTTTGCCACGCAATTCACTTTTGTCATTGTCTCCTGTGTCAGCATGATTGGTTTCGATATCTTGTGCTGATTTGTTGAGTTTTGGATTTTTATTAAACACCCCTTTTGTGCCAATAAAAAATTTGCCGTCAGCAGGATCTTTACCACAGACAATTGCTGGAGAACCATCCCACTTTGTGGTAATGTTAAACTTTTTAGGTGAGTGCCCTTTTACTATGGTTGATAAATTTTTTAAAAAACGAATGGCTTCAACAGCACCTTTTTTGCCTTTAAAAAGAGATAAATCTTCTAAGTGCGTTAAATGTGTGTTAACATCTTCATTAATGATATTAAGATCTGTCAGTTTCATTGATGCTGTTTATCCTTCTGATGCCACGTTCAAATTTTGCAGGATCTGAACTCTTAATGCTGTTAATTAATCGTCTTGATAATTCACCAGCAGTGTTTTCATCATAAGATTCATACAGCATATCAATTAAATTGAGAGCAGATGAAATAACATGGCTAGCACGTGATTCAATTAGTGCTTCTCTGTTACTTTGCGGTACAGATTGGCTAATTTCTTCCAGGATTGATCTAGTGTGTCGTTTCATTGTCATCAGCTTTTTAATTTCCTATACACTTATTTATACTAAAAAGAAGCCTATAAACACTCATACTATAGATCATCTTCTGTTGAATATTGATGTCTTTTTGATTTTAATATGCTACGTAGGTTTGCTACTTGCTCAACCTTTTCAGCCACCTGTGCGCCTTGATTTTCAGGTTTTTTAGGTGTTATTGTGCTGGTTCTTTTCTTTATTGTACTTGCTACATTGGCTGTTGTCATATTATCATCTTCAGCCATTTGCTCTTCTGTTAGATCTGTGATTCTTAAGGTATCTATATTAAATGCTAGATTAATTTTAGTTCCAACACCACCACTTGATCTTGTTTTCATAAGTTGAATCAAATACCTACCACGCTCACGCATAGCCCTACTTGTTTGGATACCAATCACGTTGTCTGCTGTTTGAATTTTACTTAATCCTCCTGCAATATGCGAGTGGTCAAATTCTGTTTCTTCAACACTAGCTCTGTTTAACTGAGATGCTGTGGCTAGTACAATCTGATGTTCAACTGCTAAATTACGCAATTCTTCAGATACATATTTGTCTTTAATAAACAAATCACTTGGAGAAACTCTTTTTGATATTGGCATCAACAAGTCCAAATAGTCAACACAAATACAATCTGGTTTTGTACCTGTTTGTACTTCGTATTCTTTCAAATAACTACGCAGATCATTTACTGTTGCACCACTGCTGATATATTTCAATTGGAACTTACCAGACTTTTGACCTTGCATTCTTACCATTAAATCAATATCATCAATTTTCTTAAATATTTCATTTGATGCTATTCCTGTTGACATACTATCAACTCTCATAGAACTTAATTCTTCACTTAATTCAAAAGTAAAGTAAATCACATTCATTCCAACGTTTGCCCAATTCAGTGCAACATTTTGTAAAAACAAACTTTTACCTGCACCAGATTGTCCTGCAAATATATTCAACTCGCCTTTGTTAAATCCACCATACAGTTTGTGATCTAATGCTGACCAACCTGTACTTACTGTACCATTGTTATCTTTAAGTGCTAACAATCTTGATTTGGGATCTAAAAAGTAATCTGTACCTAAATCTTTTGTAAGTCCAATTCTTACTGCATTTTTAATTTTATCTTCAACTTGTCCATAGTCGCCATTTTCTAATAAATCTGCTGATTGAATAATTGCAAGTTCTAGTGCTTTGTGTCTACAAAAAGTTTCAAACTCATCAAAGAACCAATTTTTATGTCTTTCATCAATATCAACTTTTTTAAGTTCAACTCCACAAGTTGCTTGTATCTGTTCTATAGTTGGAAGTGCATTGTATTCTTCTGAATGTTCTAACATGAATTTAGCCACATTGGCTAACTTACGTGAAAAATATTCTACTTTCACAATATTTTTTACTCGCACAAACAGTTCAGGATCTGTTGCACAAAATTCTAAAAACAGTCTTTGTAAATCTTCGTTGTAATCTTTTAGATCATTCATTATTTTATACTACACGTTTTCTTTTGATTTTTCAAGTCTTA